CACGTCCGCCGTGGGTTGCATCGCAGCCAGACCCAAACAGTCCATACCCCACTGCGTAATCCGCTTGATCTTCGTCTCCGAGAGCGCCCCCGTATACATCCGGAAATCAAACACGGATCCATTAAACATCTCGTCGCGCAATTCGTAGCCACTTGAATTATCCGCCCAATTCGACTTTCCGATATAATTCTTCTGTGTCACGGCCGCCTGTGGCAAAAACGCGTTCTCTTTTGTATACAAGAAATTCCCGTTCACGTACACCATTAAATCTGGCCGCATCGCGTCCATGTTCTTTGCTGTAATCACAATGTGCGTCCACACACCTTTCGGCACAGCCCCGTTGATCTTGATCTGTACGACGCGCAAGGAGGAGTCCCAGACCTCGTACAAGAGCGTCGCCCGCGTTCGGGGCGCGTTCGGATCCGCCTTCGGCTGAACCCGCGTCTGAAGCTGCATCGCCTTCGCCGGATACGCCTCCGGGCCCGTGCACACATACTCGTCCACATTCGCCGCCGAAATCCGGTACAGATCCTCCGCCCGCAACTCCGGACAGAACTGCGCCCCACTCCCTGGACCCGGGACAGTCGTTTCCTGACACCCTCCCGGCGGACGAATCCCATTCCCCGCATCCATATCCGGATCACCCTTCCCCAGAATTCCGAGAAAGACGTTGTTCTTGCCCGGACCGTCTCCGAAATCGAAAATGTGCGCGTTGTTCGTGAATTCATCGAACTTCACCCAGACGGAGAAGGCCCGCACCGAGCGAAGCGACCCCGTATTTCCGAGCGAGAGATCACGAGAGTCTCCGAGACGGATGAATTGGTCGACCCCGTTAAAGTGCAGACCCGCCGCCACAGCGGGACGAGGAATTTCCGAGACGGCCGCCCCGCCCGCGACCTGTAGAATCGTCCCACCCTTCATATAGTCGATCATATCGTCGCGCAACCTTAGCCACATGCGACAGTCCCTGTAAAAATCCACCAGCGTCTTAATCTCGTCCGGCGGTTCCGTGTCCATCACCTCAAATCCGAAGGAACTCACATCCGGCGAGGCGCACATCGGTAGGAACTCCGACCCGTTTTTAATAATGCGGCAATAGGCGTGTCGCCCATTCGGAGTGATGATTTTCATGTAGTCATCGCGACTAAAGACGAAACCCGGTTTCGTCCTATAGGATACGGTCGAGAGACCATCCGTGCCCGCCAGCGCGCAGGCGAAGAAGATGCTGGACTCCTTTCCACCGGCTGGAAAGACCATGCGACAGTAGTCGTTCATGGCGCCGATGCCCTGTACGTCGGTGTAGCCGGAATAATAGCGCTTGTCCGCCACGTACTCTGTCGTCGCCTCCTTCATTGGTCCGATATCAGAGCGCCGTTTGAAGGCCTGCGCGAACATGCTATTACTCGGAGATAGGTCGATCAATTCCGCTGGCTTCACGCCCTGCTCCTTTAGGTTTATCCACTGAAATCCCTCCATGACCCTCTCCGGAGCAATGAGTTCCAGACATAGGAAACTCAATAAAACTATAAGTGTAAACCATAGGGTCTTCACCATCTTCCTAACTTCGGCTGTGTTTTTATCGGAAAGAAAAACGTGTGATTCAGAAGGGAATGGAGGGCGGATCAGAAATAGGAGCAGGCACGTACGGTTGCGTGTATGACCAACCCCTTCGTATTATTTCGCCAGAAGATGGGACGTGTATAAAGCATCCGAGCACTAAAGGTGTCGTCGCCAAAATAACGGAGTCCGAGGAGGCGGCGAATGAGATCGACGCCGCCAAAGTGATCGCGCATATTCCCAACTACAGGGCCTACTTTTCCGTGCCCGACCCAGAGAGTATAGAAAAGCCGTGTGCGCTCAAAGATCAGACGGACGAGCCTGATCTGAAGGACTGTCCCATTGTGAAAGTGAGACCCATGTCACACATGTTGCATTTCACGTTGCCGTACGCTGGGAAGGGGTTAACAAAACAGTTCGCCGTGTTCTTAAAGGAAAATAAGATCATGCCGGTCGAGAAAGTCATCACACACCTTTTGGAGGGGGCCGCGCAACTCGCCCTGTATAACTACGTGCATTTGGACATTCACAGAGGGAACATCCTCTTTGATGACGAGACGAGTATGCCGCGCATCATTGATTTTGGGTTCAGTTTTTCGGCCAGAAATATAACGGCGGAGACGGTGAAAACTCGGTGGAAAGTGTATACACCAAGTTTTCCGTATGAACCGCCGGAAATCACGGTTGCCACCGGCTTCCGTAAACAGATCTCTTTGGAGACGATTCTCCACGATTTAATACAGGAACGATCCCTGTTCAAGACCTGCCAATTCTTGTTACAGATGCCGATGACAGCACAGAGGGATTCATTCCAGCGGTTCTGGAAAAACTCGAAAAGTATTCAACAGAGGGATTGGGTCAGCCTCTATAAGTATTATTGGCCGGGATTCGATGCGTGGAGTTTCGGGGCGATTCTTCTTGAGATGTATACGAAATTCGCGAATGCGTCTGCGTACACGGATCAGCCTGGATGGTCGGGTGTCGCCTCTCGAATTCGCGAAGTCTTGCGCGGCCTACTGAAAATGAATCCGGTGATGCGGATCGATTGTGTGGAGGCGCTCTTCATGTTCAATCCGGAAAGTCCGATTTTGAAGATGGAGGTGGCCAAGAAGTGGATGCAGGATCGGCAGCGTATGCGGCAGTAATTAACTCCGTGAACTCCGTGAACGCCGTGAACTCCGTGAACGCCGTGAACTCCGTGAACGCTTACTCCTGTACCCCCCACCCGTCGTCTTCAGAAACAGCGGCCGATTGCGAGGGACGCACATGTAGCTACAGAACACATCGTAATTCAGATTATTCCTGTTCAACGCCTTATAGTTATAATAGGCGAGTTTAGGATCCCAAATGAGGTGGTTAAGCGCATCAACATTCGTTACGTCCATCATACCCGGCTTATGCGACCAGAAGCCGTTGGAATCCTGCCGAAGAAAATGGTAGTCGTCGCTCTCGTCAATGATAATGGCGATCTTGGACGTATTGGACGGGCATTTCGAGGTGAAATCACTCATGACAATCCACGGATTATCTCCTATAACACGCGCAATGAGATTTGGGCACGTTTTAGGATTCGCGTCAGAAAATTCCCGATAGCCGGCCGCCTCGCCCGGTTGGTGAAAGGGGATATCGCATTTCTTATCCTTACACCGGCTGAGCTGTTTCTTGTCAAGAACATTCATGGTGTAGGCGAAACAATTGTGCGTCCGTTTGAACCTCGTATTCAGATTCCAGCGCCCAGGTTCATAGTCGGGCTCCTTTCCTGTGAGAGGAGATATGCGAGGACATGTGTTTAAATGTGCGGAACAGAAGGCCTCACCAGGAAGTGCCGCGCGATTGCATGTGGCTATACATTGGCACTGGTTCGGGCCACCAGTTTCGTGGAAAAATGTGCCTTGCTTGTTTTTCGGATTGAGTTTTTGCATATGCTTTCTAGGCAGGCGCCTAGTTTTTCCATGTGCCATGGCTGGAAACCCTGATTAGAGGGGAGATAAAAATTGAAGGGTCGCGCCCCGTCTAGGGCTAAACAATGACGTACTCGGCGTGGTCCACCGCATACGTAACCGATACTCTTGGACAGAATCGCTGCTACGTCTCTGTAACGGAGTGGCGGCGCTTACACGACGAGAACGCGGGGGCTGGACGCATCTTCGCGCGTCTTGTAATTCACGGAAAGGTCGTCTATTGTTCTCTTGGGGAGCCGATTGTTCGTATAGAGGAGGATCTGAAGACGGAGGGGACGACGCCGATTGTGGTGCCTGATTGGGTCCGCGAGGTGCTCTATATAGAGGGGTCCGGCGAACCCGTAGACATTACGTGGCTGACGAACGAGTCCTTTCCGAACGCAACACGAGTGGTCTTACGCTCGCACGACTCCGTCTTACATCATACGGACGTGCGCGAGGAGTTGGAGCGGGCTCTAACGAGTCACGGGGTCGTAGCGGAGGGTGTGACGATCCCTATTGGTCTGCAGAGTTTGGACGATTATACGATAAATGTGGACGTGATTCATACGGAGCCGGCGAATGTGGTTCTCTTGGAGGGTGACGAGATCGTGTTTGAATTCGAGGAGGCGCTTGATTCGGTGCCTATTGCGGAACCGCTACCGCTACCGCTACCGCCACCCGGACCCGGACAGCCGCCTC